TATAACTGAATCTCTACCTTTAGTAACTCCTGCTATTTTATGACCATATGCTCGTATCTCACTAATTGATTTGGGTTCTGCGCTATCGGCCCATAAATGAGTAGTAATATTATTGTCTCTTAAAAAATGACTTATATCTCTATTTAACATACCTTTTCTATAAAGCACTTCATCAAAGATGTATGATTCGTTCCACTTGTATAAATATATTAAAGCTGTAGGGTCTACTGAATAACCAAAGTCAAGACCTGCACATAATAACCTTGCATCATCTGGTATATTGTCTATAGATTTCCAGTCAGGTATACAAACACCTTCTAGACTTCCTATTTCTCCTAATCCGTATACTTTCCACCAGTTTGCCCAGTATGTAGATGTCTTTGCTTTTATTCTAGCTTTCTCTATTTC